CATCACCCTTAGTCACACAACCAGCCGCTCCCATATTAGAAACATCTATACACCCAAGCGTAGTAGTATCCGCTCCTTTGGCGGTTGAAGTTAATACTCCCGCTCCTTGCGATTTTATGATTGTGGCTGTTCCTCCACTCGCTGGATTTGAAAAAGCCAATTTCCCAGTCCCAGTTATTGAAATTGAAGAATAGTTTTTTGTGTAAACTGAAACCGCTTCGACATCAAGCGTGGTCGTTCCAGTAGTTATCGCTAACGCTCCGTCAGAACCATCGCCTCCGAAAGCACCTTTGGAGGAAACCACAAATCCATTAACCACGAAATCCGAACCAGTCCAGTTGATGTATTTTCCAGCGGGGTCGCCCACTGAAAACTTATAAGCCCCGCCCGAGTAACCAAGAAAGAAACCTATCCCTGTGGCGTAATCGGTTGCTCCGCCTCTGATGTGTCCTGCCACACCGACATTAAGTCCTCCCGACTCGCAGATTATTCCATTAACGGTATCCACATAAACTCCCGCCGAAAGATAGCCAGCTTGAGCGTTTATCGTTCCAGTAGCCACAATATCCGTAACCGTAAGTTTTCCTGACGGTTCAACTTTGAAAGGAGCGGTTGCTCTGTCCGCATACTTCTTGCCAGCGTAAAAAGGGTAGTCAACAGGAGCCATACCAGCCGAGAGAGCGTCAGTCGCTCCGTCTTTGTAGATAGCATTAGCGGAGATTGACCACCCGCCGATTGTGCCTGTCGTAGCCGTTATAGTTCCACTGAAAGTCCCACTCGCACCTGTGATGTCGCCTCTGAACTTCCCACTTCCAAACTCCACGCTTTCGTCAGTTCTTACAATCCAACCCGAAGAACCAGTTACGAAGTTTGGAGATTGGAATGATCCGCCAGATAGAACAGAACCTCCGCCTGTTGAAACTATATTTGAGTCAGAAGTCGGAGTCGCTGGGTTGTTTGTTTGCGGGGTAGCATCAGTCGCCATACCTTGAACAACATCTGGCAAGGATACCTCGTAAAAATTGTATTCTGGATTTACCATCTGATTGAAATTATTTTGATTTCTGGCGAAGTTGTCGCACTGCCGTTTAGCGACACACGAAATTGTATCTGCTCACAAGGCGGGAAGTCATAAACTTTATTAACAGAAATCACTGCTCCCTCCGTGGTGTAGGTATAACTTCCAATAGTTGTAAAAGAAGATGTCAAATCAGTCCGATAAGCTAATCTTATTCCTTCCCCCGTTCGGAGTAATCTCGCCAAATTAAACTCAATCTCCGTAGGAGTGGTTTGACGAAGCAAAGAACCTGTCGTATATAAAGGGCTTTCAAAATAGCCCGAATAATCTGTCCCATAAGCAAAAGACGCTTCTGTCGTCAGGTCAATTCCGTAAGAAGCCATAGTATGAGTGGGACTTTGACTTCCAGTTGTCACCACCCTGCCAGTCGCGCCTCCGGCAATAGCGTGGGCGGCAGTATCGTAAAGATTAAATGTATTAGTTCCTGTTGAACGGACATAGTAATAAGTTGAGGCGGTAATCCCAGTCGGCAAAGCTCCCGTAGTGGTAAATAATATTGCCGTTCCGTCTATAAATCCGTGTGAAGCCAAAGTTACCACGCAAGGGTCTGCGATAGTCATAGTTACAACACCCGAAGTTGCCCAGCCAACCAATAATGTTTCGTCTGATATCGGAAGTAACGCACTACACTTGACTGAAGCCGCCGAGCCGTCGGTAAGTGTAGATGGCAAATGTTCCAAGTTTAAGATGTTCCCTTTGCTTGTTGTTTGAAGCGAATAAACGCCCATTCCGCCTATCGTAGTGGCGACACCTCCGACTGTTAAAGCGGTGTGTCCAACGCCAAAGAAAATCTTATTCTTGTAATAAGTTAAAGCCCCTGGATAATATTCAATGTATTTTCCACCAGAAAGGTCAATCGGCAGTTTGCCTATGATTGTCGCGTTGACGCCATCAGTCCTGTAAATCGTGCCTGTCGTGCCAACGAGGACTATTAAGGAATTACCGACATTTTTCATAGCGTGAATGCCGTATTCTGGGATTACTACTGGTTGTCCGAACGAAACCGCAGACCTGTCCCACGGGAAGATGTCAGCCACCCGCACATCGTAAACATTCGTTCCTTGCCAAGTACCAAGCATCAGGTTATTCCCGAGTTCCTCTATACACTTAATCCGGTAAGCAGACGGGAGGTCTAAGGCATTAGCGGTGGCGGTATAAGTAGAACCTGTCCCCGGAGCAAAAGTCCCAGTTGCTTGGTCAATGGAAGAAACTATATTTCCTCCTCCGATATAAAGTTTACTGTCATTCTTAGAAACAAACATCGGGTGCCACAAGACATCGGAAGTTAGTGTTAATCCACTCCAACCCGTTGTCCAAGTAGGCGAACTATCCAAGGGGCCATAAACATCTATTGCTGTGTCTCCTGCCACAAATAAATAATTTCTCCAAATTGCCATACCTTGTCCTTGACCGCCCCTATCAGATAACTCTGCCCAAGTCGCACCTGAATCCGCTGAATTATAAACTACACCATTAGAATCTATGGCATAAACATTAGCCGAAGTAACAGGGTCTCTGACAAACCATTTAACTTGAGCGTCAACCACCGCTACTGACTTTTTTGCCAAAATATTATTAAGCCGGGCAATTCCGGGAATAGAAGAAATGTCCAAATTGCGAACATCCCCAAAGCCAACTAATGGACTGGGAGCGATACCTTCACGTGGACTTTTGATAAGAATCTCTGCCATTTCATTTTTTCGCCTCTGTTACTTTTCCGTTAGACATCTCAATCGTCCACAATTTGCCCTCTTCAAAACCTTGCTCTTTCAATTTTGCGTTAATCCACGCTTGTAAATCATTCTTCAAAGCATTCGCGATTATGAGATGAGAATTTACTAATTCTTGTCTTTTGTGTAATTCCTCAATTTCCCGAAAATATGATTTTTTCATAGTTATCTATTATTTGAATAAGAGGGAATTAAACGCGGTTCATTCAACTTGAGTAGGGTATGAACCCCTGATTGCGTCCCGCTTGTGTTCAAAGGAGTCAAAATTCCTGAACTTCCTATAACTCCCGAAACATTTATCGCCCCTGAAGCAACTGTAAAAGCATCATCAGTCATCTTATTGGCGAGGACAATGTATTCCATATCAACCGTCAAACCTGTCGGCAATGCCCCAGTAGTTTCAAAGATTATTATATCTCCGGGGACAAGATTATGAGCCGTAGCGGAAAATATCGCTGGAGAAGCGACGGTAACCGTAAATGTTGTCCAATCTCTCCTAAATAAGGTAACCATATTAAGAAAATAAAGTTAAAAAATAATCTTTAATAAAATTTCTTATGAGAGTGAGTATGCTTTTTTTTTGAACTTGTTTGTTGATTAAAAGGCGATAACCATAGCCCATAAAGTCATAGTTAGAAGCAAGTTTTTTTGTAAAATCACCATCAACTGGGTCAAGATAATTATCAAAAATAAAGTATAACGGCGACTTATAAGCTACAAAAACGTGATTCGGGTCTCTTATAACTCTTGGATATTCTCCATTTACCGGATCAGGCCACGCATAACCGGCAACATTCAATAAATCTTTCTTAATTAAATTCTTAAAATCTTCTTCATAAACCTTTTCGTAGTTTATAGAAAATCTTTTGAGGAACTCTTGTCCTAAATCTTTCATTTCGTAGGTGATCCTCTCCGGATTATGATAATTCTCCCAAGTCATCCACGACTCTAAAGGAAGCATTCGTTTAGGAATCAAACCGTTTTTTCTTATAGCATCAAGCGGGGCTCTCATTGAATTACCTTGTCTTGTAGTATTTGAAAGTATCGCTATAAAAGCATCAGAAAAATCTATGCCGTTATCAATATAACCAGCGGCTCTGAACCAATACTCGTCTTCAAAAGTCAGTTTTTGATTTTTAAGAAGCCAGTTAAACTTAGTCGCTAATATGTTTAGCAACCCGCGAGTGGCGCAATCCATCATATCTTCCTTGCCTCTCTGAACTTCACCTTCTGGTAAGTAATTTCCTCTTTCCTGTTCAGGTATATTTTCAGCAATACAAGTTAGTCCAGTAGTTCCAAAAATCCAATCTTTTTCTGACTGTTCAGATTCTTCCTTTTCAATATCAAAACCGTGGTTTATTTCTGGCCCGAACTCTTTAATAATTTTATCTACTTCATTTGGCATTTCCATTTAATCGGGTTTCAATCCTGACAACCCTTTTATCTATTTCGTTTAATTTTTCGTTTAATCCTTTAACTTCGTTTTTTAATTCGTTTAAACTGTGAAAGTGATTTTCTTCCGCATCAACTTTAAAATCTTCCAATTCCTTAATCCTTGAGTCAGATTCAGGCGAGGACTTACCATTTGCCAACTTCTTAGAAATAACCCCAAATATGCCCGATTTATAGGCAAGAAACCCTATTAAAGCGATAGTTCCAGGCCAACTGATAGTTTTGATAAGTGAAAAGATAATTTCTTCCATACAAGATCAAAGGCCTTTCTTATAAATCGCTTCTAACCAGACGCCAAGATAGGGAGTCGTTGTCGTTCCCGCGTTTATCATAAATCTCATATACTTGGCGTTTATGTCCGTGACCAAAATCTGCCTTGTTGAGGACGAAGTCTGTCCTGTGTCCCAAAGATGAATCTTCTTGTAACCGTTATGCGTAGCGACATTGCCCGAAGAAGAACTTGAGTCCTCTCCAAACCAAGTGCCATTTGTCGTTGAAGACGCTTGGGTGAACTCGTAATACCAGACCACATTTTTAACTTCATTTGTGGCGACCGTGGTTGTGCCTTTGGTGAACAAATTGAACGAAACTGAACCTACATTCGCCACATCCATCACGAATTCTGTTGTAGTGGTTGCCGAACCAATCCACAAAAGATTGTTATTGGTCGCCGTATTCCAATAAGGCACTTCATCAGTCATCCCCGTAAAGGTTTTTCTGACATAATCAAACTTTTCGGCGGCGCCAGAGACCTTTTGCGTTGGCTGGCTTGTTAAGATAACCAAACCAACAAGAATTGTTAGCACGCATCCGAGAACTAAATAATCCAAATACTTTTTCATTTTTTTTCTTTTAATAATAAAAATCTCATTTCAACGCCCTATCACAAGTAAGGCGTTGTTTGAAATTTCTAATAACCTCTGATAATTCTTACTATGAAATTGCCGTCAAAAGTATCTCCAGTGCCGGAAACTCCATTGTAATCGCCTTCACTCACATTTGCAGGGTCTTTGCCGTTGGTATCCGTTACCTTGCAGACAAAGTATTGTCCTGGGCCGAAAGGAACTGTGCTTGAAGCAAGAGTATTGAATGAAATTCCTTGAAGAGGAAGTGTCATTCCTACTGTGTTAACTAATCCGCTTTTTATCAAGCCAGGATTTGTGGATGAAGCAATATCTCCAGTGTCAATCATCAAGGTATTGGTATCCACAAGATGACCTGCTTTGTAAGAAGTTCCGCACCTTATTCTGATAGTGCTGGTTGCGACGCCTGTCTCAAACAACTGAACCAAATCAATCGTAGAAGTGGCCGCTGTGTAAGGATTCGCAAAAGAAACTATTGTAGTTGTAGAATTCTTAAAATCTGCCGCCGCTACATAAGTGCAAAGGTTATTCACACAAGTTTCTGGCCCCACAAAGTAAGGACTCGTAACCGAACCCAAAGGATTTTCAATCACTTGAGTTACGGTTCTTCCGTTAAAGAACGCGACAATGGAAATCACAGCCACTATGGCAACTGCTATCCAAAGATATTTGTTGTTCATAGTTTTGCGAGTTCCCTTTCTAATTCTTTATCTTTTTCTTTCATAGCGTATCCTTCAGGGTCTTGAAGTTTGGCTGCCGCATAACACTTTCGCAGTTCCTTTTTTTCTTCAGATTCACCAATCAGTTCAACAATCGGCTCAACCTTAACCTCAATAGGTTTTACTTTCTTAACTTTTTTTATCATTGTTTTTCTCCTATTATTTTTTGGGGGAGTATGAGGCGGAACTCCGACTCGGTGGGGAATCATCATTCTACCTCAAATTCCCCCAAAAAAGAGGTTAATGTTAAGCGAGTGTAATATCCACTATCAAAGTCGTTTTTGGTGTCGGAACTATTTGTCCGATATTCATCCAAACCGATACTTCCCTGCCTGTTTTGGTGGTTACTTGTTTTTCGTCAACGTGAATTCCACCTGGGCAGGCATAAATTGATACGCCTTTAACACCGAACATTCTGTGTCCGGAGTTTGTCCAAGTTTCCGAACCGGCAGTCGTATTAGAGGTTGCCGTGCAGAAAGTTCCTGTGCGAACCACATAGAGGTCAGTTCCCATATAAGAATTCATAAATCCGTTTCTCAAAGCCGCGTCAGCCGTTGAGAAGCCGTTTGATCCCATCGCTGGGATTATTCCCGCTAAATCCGTATTCTCAACCACCAAGAAAGTGCCTTTAATGTTATCCGCGTAACCAGCCACTTTCGCCTGCAAAGCTCCCATTATGGTCAGGAAGTTTGCCGCTGTGGTAAAACCTCCAACCGGAGTTGTATAGGTGCTACCGGCATCAGCGAGTACCGCATTAAGAACCCATTTATCCGCCGCAGTCGCCACTGCCGCAGACAACTCATCAACTCTATCCGCCCACAAGTCAAATCTTGAGCAAGTAGTTTCAAATTCATACAAATGCTCTGAATAGGTAACTTGGTCGGTTACTTCCAAATATTGGTCAGTAGTTGTGAAAGCAGTAACTGCGTAAGTTCCAGCCATCGCGGTCACGGAAGCAGTCACTTGACCGACATACGGAATGGCGATGTATTTCTGGTCACTTTTGTCAACTGTGCAGATAGCGTTCGCCACCAATGCTTTCCTCAAGTAGTGTTCCAACGTGCTTTTCAGATAACCCATCCTCCATACTGTAGAAGTAGCCGTACTTGAAATATTTATGACATTAGCCATTTAAGTTTAATCGTTTAATTCTAATCATGTGCAATTCCCACCGAATCCCACCGATTAAACCCACCAAATGGCTTCAATATCCCACCACTATTTAAGCTCTTTTTTCTTTACTGGCTATTCTTGCCGCCGCAAGTTTATCTATGTCCTCTAAATCTACGGGGACTTCATTAGAATTCAATGCTTGTTCAAGCAATGATTCGCCAGTGCTTTTGGAAGTTTTTTTGCCGCCTCCGCCAACATTTGTGGCTTGGGCAGTTTTGCGTTCTTCCGTTTTCGTCTTCAAGATTACCTGAACTGTCGGATTCTTTTTGGCTTCAGGGATTGAAATGCCTTTGAATTTGGCGAAATCAACCACTTCCTGCACATCGTCATCGTGAACATCCGATAAAGCCCTGATGTCTTGAAGCGAATAACTATCCTTAACTTCTTCCTTTTTAGGAGTTTCGGTCTCCTTTGGCTGTTGAGCTTTCAGCGATTTAGCCGCCGCTTCAGCTTTTTCAGCCCTTATTTTGTAGTTTTGGGCGAGTTCCTTTGCTTTCGCAAGTTCCTCGTTTTCAACTACTTCGGCATTTGCCTCTGTTTCGGTAGTGGCTTCACCGTCAGGATTTAAGATGTCCTGTTCATCGTTTATGTTTTCCATAGAATTTGTTTAAGCTGGTAAAAGCACCAGCAATTTATAATTTAATTTTTATTTGGAACTATCTCTTTTCCTTCTCTCTTTTATCTCCTCTTCGGTTTCCTTTGTTGAATTCGCTATCATCAGTAATTGCGAAGTGCTTCCTTCAACTCCTGATATTATCAAATGTCTTGCCATAAGGTTTATGAGATTTGTCTTGGGGTCGTTGACTTCATCGGGAGTTAAATTCTTCAGTTTGATGTCTCTGTCGTCTTCCTGCCCGTTTACGAGAACTTTGAATCTTTGGGTCAGATATTCCCCAAGTATCAATCTTGCGTCTATTTCCAAAGATGCTTCATCCGGTTGCCTGTTGTAAGGATTCATATATGACCAAAGGTCTCTTACTTGACCGAGCGGGCGTGAGAAATCTATTTCTGGAAAGTATATCCTCTTAAGAATCATCAACCATTGAGGTTTCCTAAAATCATCCATACGCTCGTATTCTCCTTGTAAAAAGAAATTTCTTAAAAGAACCATTACGTTTATATTTCCTTTGAGTTGGGTTCTTATAAAATCCTTTTCTTCTTCCGAATAAAGTCCCTGTATCTGGGAAAGAATCTGTTGTAATTGTTTATCGTTTTCCATTTTTTTATTTAATAAATTTAGAATATCGTTTCGCCTATGTGGCCGACTTGTAATGAACCATCGCACCACACCTCATAACCTACTTCTTGTGCTCGCCTACAGAAAAATACATCCTCTCCTTCGCCTTCGTTATTTTCATCCATCGCCCCGAAGTGAAACCAAGGTCTGCTTAACTTCTTGAAAACTTCCATTTTGATAAGCATACATCCCGTTCCCGCCGCATAACACTTGAAAAGTCCTTTTGGTAAATCTTTTACGACCAACTTCCCATTTTCCATCATCCTTACCGTCGGGGTTTGAGGCACTATCCGCATATTGTAATTGGCGGCGATTATGTCCTTATCGTGAGCCAAAAGCTTATCAAGCGTATCGGGAGCAAAACATACATCGCTGTCTACAAAGAACAGGTGGGTAAAATCTTCTTTAAGAGCATCTAATACGATATTGTCCCTGTTGACGTGAACCAACACTCCTTGTTTGATAAGAAGTTTCGTAATTCTTCTTTCATTCTTCATCAATGCCAAGAGTGTCTGGACTGTCTTGACTCTGATAAATTCGCCTGATATTACTCCGACCAAAATTCTTGGATTGTTAAACATATCAATATCTAAACTCCCCAATATGGCCGACATTCAAATTAGGATGAATCCAAATGGCGAATCCCGCGTTCTTGGCTTTTTCGCAGAAGAAAACATCCTCTCCTAACATTCTCTGTTCGCTTCCGTAAAAGAACCAAGGTTTCGGGATTTTCTTGAATACCTCCGTCTTAATCAGAAGGCATCCCGTTCCCGCGTTGAAATTCTTGAATATGTAATTCGGCATTACCTCAAATCTTGTATTCACCACCGGATCGTTGAGTTTGCCCATTCTTCGGTTATACATCGCGCCGATAATGTCTTTGTCATCGGCTATTAACTTGTCAAGAACATCGGGTGCGAACACCATGTCCGAATTATGTAATAAGAAAAGTCCAACACCACCCACAAAAGTTCCCGCTTCAGTATTCAAGTCATATACCCAACCATTATACTTTTCATCTCTCTGAATGTGTCTCACGCCCGCTGGTTTATGCATCATCTTCTTTCCATATTTGCGTTCTCTAAGTGAAATAATAGATGGTTTATCTGGACGTTGTGCGTTAACTGCAAAATCTCTTCCAACTTTCTGATATAGATAATTTATTCCAGCAGCAAGTGCCATACTGTTAGTTGTTACTTGTTGACCAGAAGATGTCTCGTGTCCATCACCTTTTTCGTATCCAAGAAGAAAAGCATTTACGATATTCTCAGGAGCGTTGAGAATAATCTTTGGTACTTTCTTTTTTCCTGTCGCGGTATAGAACATATCCCGATATAAAAGAACAAGGTCTTTGGGGCAACTCGGTCTTAATGCCCATACGGATTTATACGGTTTTCCATTCTTGTCATCTTTTTTATTCTCTGTATATGAGAAGTGCCTTGTGTGTACTGATTCTAATACTTTCGCATACTGTTCGAGCAACTTTTTATCTGAATTAGAAAGAGCCCAAAAATTTATCCCACCTCCTCTACTAAACTTTGAATATCCGGCAGTCCCCTCTGCCGCAAAGAATCCAAGAACTTCAGCATAATTTTCTGTTATTGGAGATTCTTTATTATCTACACTTTCAACTTTTCCCAGTGATATACGGTCAAGTTTTGTGCCAATCTGTATATCTCGTCCCGCAATAGATTTTCCGTTAGAAAAAATACTGTGGTCTTCAGTAATACAGACAGTCCCTGATTCATCGGTTATTCTCAATATCGGTTTCTTTACCTTTGCTTGCATTACTGCTTTAGGAACTTGCCAACCTTTATGAGTTAACACTTCGTAATCCACATGGCGATAGATGCGTCTTGGGGCAAATCTTGCAGATTCTGGCAATAATTCGCACGCTTCTACAAAATTTATCCAATTATCTCCTATATTGCGAACTAAAATCGGAGTATCTGGTGTTACGCTATCTACAAAAAAGAGATGCGTGTAAGTTCCATTAGCCAAAACATCATCAACTATCTTTTCCCTATTATCGTGAACCAAGGGACTTTGCTTCAGGAAGAATCCCATTGTCGGATTCGCTTTGAATAATGATATTAAAGTGCCAACCGTCTGGCTACGAACAAAATCCGCTGCAGCCATCCCCACCGCTGTTTTACTCATTTCTTTTTCTTCTTTCCTTTAATTTTAGATTTCTGAAATCCGCCTGTCGCGTAATACATTTTCACTTGTTTTTCAGTAAAGATTCTGCCTGAAGGACTGCGATATTTATTTGGTCCAATCTTGGTAAAAGGCATATTACATTGCTGGTTTAGTTTGTAATTGTCCCATACCAGCAACCGACCCACCGATTCCCACCGGCATTGCTGGTTGAATTTGTGAATTTAGAGAAGATAATTCAACCGGAGAAATATAACCCGTCCGGGAAAGAAGTTTATTAAAAACAAATTCTTCGGCAGGAGTCATTGGTCTGCCTTGAAGTCCTATAATAAATTTTAGAATAGTGTCATAAGTCGCTATCACGGCTTGGTTATCAACTGATTCATCGGTCGGGTCGCATTCAAACATAAACTTCAAATCCTTCAGAACTTCTTTCCATTTCTTGCTTACGATTTCAGATGGCTTAAAGAACCTCTTATTGCCATTCTCGTTTAATTTGCCCTGAATTTGCGATTCTATAGCACCTAAATCAGGTTGTTCGGCTATCTTGCCGCTTAAAATGTCATCTTTAATCTTTTGGTTTGATTGTTTAATCGCTTCTTTTGGAACGAAAGCCGAATCAATCTGCTTAATCTGGTAACCCTCAAGAGTTGCCATAATTTCCTCGGTAGTATCCATTTTCTTTTGAATGTAGGGAGCGATAAAATCGTTGCCGAATTCTTCAATAGCCAATGCCTTATTCTGCCTCATTTCCTTGAATAAGGAATGTGATTCCTGAAGAAGCCGTTCAACTTGCCTCCAGGCCGTCCCCGAAGGAGCAGTTTCGCCCATCATTGATTCTGAAATACCCGTGCTTTGATTGCCCTGCCTTTCCCATTCCTGACCGAATGATTGCATCGCCGCGATATCGGGCTTGTTGTTTAACTGGGTAAGCGGATTATTGGCCTGATAAGTTAAAATCTCGCCATTTTCTATTTGGGTAAGCACATTCTTGCCTACGAAGTTAGGGTCAGAGGTTTGGAATAGAATCTTTGAAGCCAACTCCAGTTGGTCTTTGATGAGTTTGGTCGTGTGATTCTTCATCCATTGGGCTTGGAAGAGCCGTTTGACTGCGCCCCATAAGGAGATTGAACCGTCATCGCTTGGCAATAAGGAGGTTAATCTATACGGGTCTTGTTTTTCCTTCCCTTTGTAAAGCGTAAAATTATCAAAACCATTCCCCCTGCCTTTGTATGAGATGATATGCATCTGTTGCTGGTAAGTATTTTCGTCTTCTTCCTTGTCTGTCAGATAAGAAAGCGGCAAATTGCCGTGAACCTCATAGACCTCGATGTAATCGGCTTTCTGGTCTTTCTGCATTTCCATTCCTACTGACTTGCGGGTTGTTTGAGCGCTTTCAATCAACGCTTTGACCATTTCTTGGTTGTAGTTCTCATTCATCCTCAACTGAGCCGGAGTAAAGTATAGTTTCTCAATCTTCGGATTATCCTTGAAATTCACGTGGTCGCAGATAATCTGTTGCCAAGGAATGACTGTTGGGATAAGTTTTCCGTCTTTTTCCACCCATTTGCTTATCGCGGAGTTATATCCCGCGAGTGTTAAGCCCCAATCATTCAAAAATTGCCCGAAGTTTGCTTCTTTCATCCATCTTTTAACGTGGGCATCGCCTAAAATAGCCATCAGTTGTTGGCTTGACTTATCGCTTGTTATTTTTATGTTCTTGCGGTCTATATCCGTGGCTCTGAACCAAATGTCCCTTGCCGCAAGGACTATGTTATAAAATGGCCTGTCGTCATCCGGCCCGCTTATAAACTTGGAGTTCAAATACGCGTCAATAGTATCCAAATCTTCTTTTGGATTAACAGAAACGTGTTGAGATTTTTTGAAATCCCCTGTTTTAAAGTATTCCTCCGCTTTTCTTACTATTGAACAGATGTTATCTGGCATTTTATCTGTTCTCCCCCACCAAGAGAATTCTATTTATTAAAAGTTATAATTAAGTATAACATATCTAAATTATTTTTGCAAATTTTGGCAATTTGTTAAATTGAAATGCCTTATGCCAACTTTCCATAGTGTAAATATACACAATTCCTTTCAAATCTTTTATGGCGACATATCCGTTTAATTCTCTTATGCCGTCATCACCGATAAAATCTGAAATCTGTTTAATATAGCTTTTTATTATATTCTTTTTATTAGGAAGCCCTTTATCAAAATGCCTTAATTGATAAACTTTTGCCGCCATTTTTTCAATTTCAATTTTTTCCACATTTATTTAATTCTTTTAATTCCATAATGCCACTTTTGCTTTGTTAGTTAGCAACTAAAGCAATTTAATTAAAATCTATGTATTTGAACAAAGAAATCAGTATTTAACGAGTTGAGCGTTTAACAACCAACTCATAGCCCAGCAATCCGTTTAATTCCACGATTGTTAGTTGTGGTGCGGAAGAAAGAAGTTAAATATGTTTTTTTATCGTGCGACACAAGCTAAAGAGCACAGCAAGAGTGGCAGAACTTGTTTTCTGTGCTATCGCTGCTTATCCCTCACGATAACTTTAGATTTCAATTGTTAAAAATTAGGTTATGAAGTAACAAAAATCGCCACATACGCTGTATTGGCGCTTCTATAGGCGGTTGAGAACACCTGTGAGGATGAGATCCTCCGCCGATAAAGCGTATGTGGCGACTCTCAACATAGTTTTTAGAAGATTAAGTTTTTCCATAACACAACCATTATATCACCTACACAATTTCTTGTCAAATTTTTCAAGTTCTTTAGATTTCAATTCCAATTTCTTTCTCCTAAACGCTTTCAATGTATGATAACCGAAAATATATCTTTGGCCTTTTTTGCTTCGGTGGTCTCTATGATTTTTCCTGCTCGTTTTTTGAAGTGATTTTACTTGTTTAGCAGGCATAAGTTATAAACCAACATCGCTTATATTTGAAGATTGGCGTTCTTGCCAGGTTTCTTTCAAAGCCAATTCCTCTTATTTACTGTTGCTATTTTTTATCCGCCAAGTCATTTCGTCAAAGCGCCTTCTCTGGGCCTCTCTCGCTTTCTGTGTAACTTCAGGATTCAAACTGTTGAGTCCATACGAAACGGCATCCATAAAATGTTTGAATTGCGGATCAGGTTCATTGAGTATCTTTCCATCCTTGTCGGTTAGCCAAATGAAGTTTCGGTATTCTTTGATTCCATTAACTGAATTTTTGGTGATGCTTATCCTCTGGCCCTGAACATATTGGATTCCTTGCGAGACCGAACCTTTGCCTTTTGTGGAAGGCAAAATGTTCACTCCATAAAGTTTAATCTCGTCTATGCTCTTGGGTTCGGCTGAATCGGCTATTACCAGCGCTTGCGGAACGTTCAGCAGAATATCCGCTATCTGCTTGTTGCTTAATCCTTTCTGATAAGTAACTTCATCAAGAATAAATCCGCCGTTGTAGTAATAAATCGCGCATATTGCTGTCGGGTCGTTTGAGTAGCCGAAATCCACTCCGTATCTTTCAAGGCGCGCTTCGTGCGGTATTTCGTCAATTATAGCCCAATTCTTGTAAATCCTTGTTTCTATTTCACCCAGTTGGCCTAATCCATAAACTTTCCACCACGACTTGTTGTTCTTTCTCGCTTCCAAAGCATTTTTCTCATTCTCGCTTAATGCTTCATTGTCTTTATAGGTTAAGGTCAAAGCGTCAACATTCGGCTGATTTATCACTTCCGAATACCACCAAAATTCCGTAATCGGATTCCAATCAAGAAAAACTACATCTCTTGTCCGGATTTCAAGTTGGGTATAAACCTCATAACTTACATTATTCGCCTCGTTGATAAAAAGAACATCCCGTCTCGGCCCCCTTACTTTTCCTGTCTGGTCAACCGAGAAAAACTCTAATTTCGTTCCTGTTTCAAAAGTATAAATAAAATCGGTTTTATTCCATCTATCTATCTTAAAATACTGATGTTCTTCCATTATGTTCAAAAAATCTCTTATCGCCCCTTTCTTCAGATGTGGCAAAGTCCAACTGACTACGCTGGCTATCTTTCCTTTGTGCGATTGGCAGTAATCTATCAGCCAGAGCAGAATTGAAACTGTCTTTGAAGCCGAAGAACCACCGCCAATTCCTCTAATCCGCTTTGTTAGCTTCCAAATTTTCTTTGTTGCTTGTGTCGTGTAATACATTTCCTATTGGTATCGGTAAATGAACATTAACATTTGATTCGCTTTTATCGGTCATGCCTTTTATAACGACCGGCATAACGACCACTTTCATTTCTTCTAAAGGTACGTTGTCTTTCTCATTTAACTTCACTAATCGTTTGTTAGCTATTTGATTCGCCAATCCACCGTTAATTACGGCGGCGACTTCTTTTTTGATAGTTTTGCGGCCGCTATTACTGTTGCCCCTGCCATACTTATTGCCTTTTTGGAACATTTGTGTTATTAAAAACTTTATTTTTGCTTTGTTATGCTTTTAGTTAACTTTATAAAAAATAATTATTTCTTATTTTCCTTCCGCTAACTTAATCCACTCTTTGGGATAATTCTCCCACTTTACAGGAGTCCTATTTTCGTTTAGTAATCTTCCCAGAGTGCCATAGTAATAAACGACATTATTATGGTCTGAATATTTTAAAACTTTACCCATCAATAATGGCCATTCCTTTCTTATTTCAGCAAGTTCTTCAAATCTAAATCGAAAATTCTTTTCTTCAACATTTTTACCCTTTATTGATACTGAATTTTTATTTTTCATTTTAGTTGATATATAGTACCACTTTCCAATTTAAAACGATTTAATAAGCCAAGTTTTAAGCTATTTTCAGTCAATCGTGCGATCCTTTGGTATCAAAATCCACCGGCGCCACCAATCTTTAATTTTATTCCACATACTTGATAATAACATATTTTACGTTTTTTTACAAATTCTTTAAATCTCAGAAGCAAGCGTATTATCCCTATACTCGGTATTTAAACCAACTTGCTTCTGCCGCTGCCGATATGCGACTTGTCGCTTTATTGTGTCGGCTACACTATCCAATCTCTTGGGATGGTGGACTGGCGATGATTGGATAGGGTTATCACCTGTATTAAAAAACTACTGTTTAATTTTACTACTTTTTAACTTATTTTTCAAATTTATTTATTATATTTATTGAGTGAGCGATGCCAGTCCCTACTTCTAAATTTGGTTCTTTTTTAGTTTCTTTTTCCAATACCTTAATTATATCATCTCTCTGTTCTTTCTTGGCTTCTTTGGCTATCTTGCATTCTCTTGATGGAGAAAAAGCATC